CCTGTAGCTTTCTATGCGGCTTACAAAGCCAAGTACAAAGAACAGAGTTATGGAGAAGCTGAGATATACAAGCAAGAGTATGCCAAGCAAATCCAAGCGGTGTTGAACTCTGTGTACACACGCAGAATCCCTGACCCCTACTCTACCTTCTAATCATGGCAGCAGCAGAGCAAAAGAAATCTTATGCTGTCTATAAGAACTTCAAGGGCTTAAACACCAAGTCCAACAGGACAGCCATTGATGACGAGGAGTTTTCTTGGATTGAGAATGCCATGCCTATCGGGTTTGGCAATATTAAGATTGTCCCTGCTCAAGTCACATTCAAAGATGGTGGCAATAACGCTATCTCGTTTGGAAACACAGTAACAACCCTTTCCAACACCAATCTTGGCTTATCTGACTATCTGTTGGCCTTCCAAGAAGACGGTAGAGCGCAATACGTAATCATAGATACAGGCACTGTTGGAAATGTCGGTGTGACAGGCACGTTCTCGTCTGCCAACGTGTCTATCGCCCAGTGGAAGAATGAAGAAGTATTTATAGGTGACCCTAATAAAGGACTCTTTACTTGGGATGGCACTGACCTGCTCAACGTTGGTGGTGTCGGCAGGATAGGTTTGACTGCCAGAGGTTCAGGCTATACCTCTGCGCCAGCAGTAACTATCTCTGCTCCCAACCAGACAAATGGTACACAAGCTACGGCAGAAGCAACAATCACGGCAAATGCTGTATCTTCTATTGCTGTTACCAACGGTGGTAGTGGCTATACAGCCGCACCTACAGTGACCATCACAGGTGGTGGCGGTAGTGGTGCTAACGCTATTGCCCAACTGCTGACTTTCACCAAAGGCGCACTCTTCATACAGGTAACCAACAGTGGTTCTGGCTATGACCCTGCTTCTCCTCCCGCTGTGACTATCACGGGTGGAGGCGGTGCTAATGCCGCTGCAACAGCTATTGTGTTTGGCAACGCTGTTACAGAAGTCATCATGACAAATGTGGGGAATAACTTCACAAGTGTCCCAACTGTCACGATAGCTGCTCCACCTACACCTTCAGGAAACGCAAATGCCACTGTTATAGGTGTGCCTAACCTAGAAGAAATATCCAGTGTCGCTACCTTCTCTGGTCGTGTCTGGATTTCTACAGGGCGTACAGTTACCTTCTCTTCTGCTACCAGCCCTACCGACTTCACATCTGTTTCTGCTGGTGCTGAGACTATTTCTGACTCAACCTTGCGTGGCAATATCCAGCACATGGTGTCTGCCAACAACTTCCTGTACATCTACGGTGAAGACAGCATTAACGTCTTCTCAGATGTGCGGATTACAAATACAGGGGATACCCTGTTTACCAACACAAACGTGTCTGCGTCTGTTGGTAGCAAGTTGAAATACGCTGTTTTTCCATATTTCCGCTCTGTTTTGTTCATGAATAACTACGGGGTGTATGCCCTTGTAGGTTCAACAACCAGCAAGATTTCTGACCAGCTTGATGGTATTTTCCCCTACATCGACTTCACCAAGCCTGTAACTGCTGGTCAAGTCCTGCTCAATAACATCCTGTGTGCGGCTTTTAACTTCTACCTATTGCCTACTCTCCCTATCACTACGGGAGACAGGTTTGTACAGTGCGTGTTTTTTGAGAAGAAGTGGTTTATCACCAGCCAGGGTGCGTTGCGGTACGTTTCTTCTGCCCCTGTTGGTGGCTTGATTAATCTCTACGGTGTGACAGACACAGCACTTTTCCGCTTGTACGGGGATGCGACTGCAAATGTGGCTTCTGAAATACAGACTTCTCTGTCCCCTATGCGTGACCCTATCCGTACCAAACAGGCTCTGAAGTTTGGTATTGAGGCGACTCTTACTACTGGTGGCACATTCAATGTGACGGTAGATAGTGAGAGTGGTTCTAGCCCTGTGTACACCCTTAACAACAGTGTGACTTGGTTTAACAATCAGAATGTTACGCTTACGTGGGTGAACAATTCTTCTACGACAATAGGCTGGTTGACGAGTGCGGGGTACGCCTTGTATAAGTCAGATGCACAACAGTATGGTAAGTATTTGGGGTTGACAATGACTAGCACAGACCCTGCGCTAACTGTCAACACGATTGAGTTTGAACATGAATTAAGAGTGAGGTTCTAAAATGCCAGTTCCTAATATTTTCGGTACTGCGACTTCGGCAATCCCGTTATCGCAACTAGACACCAACTTTGCTACCCCTGTTACTATCGGTAATACCGCTGTACAGCTAGGTAACACAGTAACTTCTTTTGGTAATGTGACGCTAACCAACGTCACTATCAGCAGTGGCAATGTGAGTGTATCTACTGCTACTGTTGGTGCGGGTAGCAATACTGCACCATCCATCACCACTACTGGCGACACAAACACAGGCATCTTCTTCCCTGCGGCTGACACTATTGCTTTTGCTGAAGGTGGAACTGAGGCCATGCGTCTTGACAGCGCAGGCAACATGGGTCTTGGTGTTACGCCTAGTGCTTGGGGTGGCAGTTACAAAGGTTTCCAAGTAGCCGCAACGGGGGCTTTTGCATCTAACGGAAGTAACGGAACTGTTGTTGCTCACAATGCTTACTATGACGGTACAAACGATAAGTATTTAACTACTGGTTCGGCATCTCGTGTTTTTCAATTTAACGGCGGTGTACGCTTTGATTTAGCTAGTTCAGGCTCTGCTGGCTCTAACATCAGCTTCACCCAAGCAATGACTCTGGATGCGAGTGGGAATTTGGCGTTAGGCTCAACAAGTATTCTTGGATCAACAAACCGAGCATCTTTTACAAATGCAACATCTGCCAAAGGTGTGCTTGCCATAAGTAATACTTCTTCAAGTGGTTACTCTGCTGTGGAGTTATACGACAATGCGGGTGGTCAGCAAGGTGCAGTGGGATGGGGTAATGGCTCTGTGGCTGCTACTGGCGCACAAAATGCCACATACTTATATTCATCTGGTGCAATTACATTCTTGTCAGGTGGTACAACCGAACGTGCCCGCCTCGACTCCAGCGGTAACTTGCTGGTGGCGAAAAACAGCAGCTCTACTGCAACTGTTGGATTTGAAGCTAGAGCAAATGGCGTTTTGTCCAACACCGTAAACAGCATCACTGGTGTTTTTATAAATCGCCTTGGGAATGACGGCTCACTAATTGATTTTCAACAAGACAATAACGCAGAAGGCTCTATTTCTGTATCAGGCACAACCGTTTCATACAACGGCGGTCACCTGTCTCGTTGGGCGCAAACCACCACAGCCAAAGACGAATCATTGGTCAAAGGCACTGTGTTATCAAACCTTGATGCAATGAATGTCTACACCGATGCCGAAGGCAACCCTGTTGACAACGAGCAGTTGAACAAAGTGAAGGTTTCTGATGTTGAAGGCGATGCCAATGTCGCTGGTGTGTTCGTCAACTGGACGCATGATGATGCTCATAATGTTGATGAAATCAACATGGCTATGACTGGTGACATGATTATCCGCATAGCCCAAGGTACAACAGTTCAGCGTGGTGACTTGCTTATGTCCGCAGGGGACGGCACTGCCAAACCTCAAGGTGATGACATTGTTCGTTCTAAGACAGTGGCCAAAGTCACATCAACTCATGTCACTTGCACCTATGCAGACGGTTCTTACTGTGTGCCTTGTGTGCTGATGGCTTGCTAAAAGGAAACAAAATGACAACCACTTGGACAATCTCCCAACTTGACCGTCAAACCTCTGATGGATTTGTAACCACTGCCCACTGGCAAGCCACAGCAGTAGATGGAGAGCATTCAGCCTCTATTTACAACACCTGCTCATGGTCTGATGGCACTCCCACCGTGGACTATGCCGACCTGACACAAGAGCAAGTCCTTGGTTGGATTTGGGCTAATGGTGTGGATAAGGACGCTGTTGAGGCTTCTTTAGCGGCACAGATTGAAGCCAAGAAGAATCCAGTTACTGCCACTGGAGTGCCTTGGAGCAACACATAATGGGAATTCAAGCATTTACAAGGACAGGTAACACTGTCACATTCCTAGCGGCTACAACAGCACCTACTGCTGTACAAGCCGTATCTACCACGCTTGGTGGTAATCAGTACCGCATTATCAATGCTGGTTCTGTTACTGTCTTTTTAGGTTACGGTTCAGATGGTGCTAGTGCAAACAGTAATGCCGCAGTCATTACTACCACAGGCACATCTATCCCACTGTTGCCAGGTACAGATGAGATTCTCTCTTTCGTACCCAACGCTTATTTCACAGGCATTACCGCTAGTAGCAACGCTACTATCTACGTGACACCTGGCGATGGTTCATGAGGTAAACCATGTTAAAAACAGTCAGTTCCTCCCTCAATGTTGTAGGCGCACTCAATTACAAGGGTACATGGGATGCTGCCGCCAATAATCCTACCCTTACCTCTAGCGTAGGTACGAAAGGGGACTACTATGTTGTGTCTGTTTCTGGCTCTACCAACCTTAACGGCATCACAGACTGGGTAGTAAGTGACTGGTGTGTATTTAACGGCTCTGTGTGGCAGAAGGTAGATAACTCTGAAGTTATCTATGTCAGTAACGTAGCCACAGGTACAGGGCTTACAGGTGGCCCTATCACCTCTACAGGCACTGTATCTCTTGCCAACACTGCTGTGACTATAGGTACATACGGTGGTGCTACAAACGTAGCCTCCTTTACCGTAGACCAGCAAGGCAGACTGACAAGTGCTTCTAACGTCACTATTGCCATAGGTAATAGTAATCTTCAGAATTCCAGTGTGGTGTTGGGTAACACTACCTTGACACTTGGTAACACAGTTACAAATGTTGGTGACTTGACACTAGCAAACGTCACCATTCTTGGTGGCACAACCAATGCTGCTGTGTTCAATTTCACAGGAAATACGACAGCTACAGCGACATACGGCATAGCAAGTCTGCCCCTGCAACCTGCTGGATTCATGCAAGTCAACCTTAACGGGGTGGTAGTAAAAGTCCCGTACTACGCTGTCTGACATGGATAACCAACAAATCTTCAACATCGTGGTCAGCATTGCTGGCTTTCTCGCTGTCTATGTCTTCAACAACACGACAAGACAGATACAGAAACTGGAGGACAAGATAAATGAACTACCTAAAGAATATGTGGCAAAAGATGATTACCGTTCTGACATCTCTGAAATCAAAGATATTCTCAAACAAATCTTCAACAAGTTAGACAACAAGGCAGACAAATCTTGAACATGGAAGCCCTCTCATACGTAAAGTTCGGTGACAAAGACGGACTGGGAGAGTTTTTGTTTGAAAACGGTGTGCAGCATCAGTTGTTCTACGAAATCTTGGGGGACAACGGTATTGCTGTGCAGAAGTATCCACTGACAGATGCTGATTACGATAACTTGGATGACTGGCTGTTTGTGCACAATCAAGAGCATCAGCGTCTGGCAAGTGTTCTAGGCTTGGATAATCCCTTCCAATTGCTCGACAGTGACTGGAATGTGGAAGAAGATTTCTATGACTGGATTGGTGTTCACCAGACCATTCATCAACAGATAGCTACGGCTTTAGGAGTGTGACATGGCAGTGGTATATCAAGGTCAATTTTATCTACCAGAAGAGGAGTCTCCTCGTTATGTCTCTGTTACAGATGAACAACTTGATTCTGTTCCATATCTACGTCCATTATTGAACCAAAGGTTAAAAGAACTTCCAGCTATTATTAGAGCAGAGTATGGAATAGAGCCAACACAAAATGAGATTTTGGGTCAAGTGTGGACTACTACTTCTGAAGCTTTAAAAGACCCTGTTGGATATGCAAAAAATCAAATACAACTTGTAGGAGAAGGATTTGGTCAGACCAATCAAATTACTCCAGATGAAAAAGCCCTAATAAATAGCACATCATCTTATTTGATGAGCAAAAACATATCTACAGATGAAATACAAAATGTGTTCAATAAAGGTGCACAAAAGGGTTATGAATACGTACAGAGAAGAGACAATCCAAGGGATAGCTTCTTTAAAGACTTTGTACGTGGAGCTTTAAGTGCTCCTGGCTTTTCTCTTGCCTTGGCATATTTTTTACCAGGTATAGGTAATGCTATTGGTGCACAACTGACAGCGGCAAACTTGATAACAAATGCAGCTATATCAAATGCGGTAGGTACTGCTATGGCTTCTGCGGCCTTGCAAATAGCGCAGGGTGCTAATTTTGAAGATGCGATTAAGAACGCCACTGTTAATGCGATTATTCAAACAGGCTCGCCTAGTGTTGCTACTGAGATTAACAAGCTTGTCAAGATTCCTGCTGTATCTGATGCTATTACTTCTGCTGGTGCATCTGCTTTGAAGACATCCGTTGCTGGTGGTAGTGCGGCAGATATTGAAAGAAACATGATAGGTGCTATTGCAGGTTCTGCTACTTCATCTGCTGTTGAATATGGAACAGATGGGAACATATCTGCTGGTAGGCTGGCAGGTGCTACTGTAGGTGGTGCTGTTACTGGTGGAACTGAGGGTGCGCTTCTCGGACTTTCTGGAGAATATGCAGGTCAGAAAGCTGCGGAAGAAGCCAGATTGAAAGAAGCTAGAAGCAAGATGTTGGCTTCTGCTGACACAGGCACTGTGTCTGATTCTGGAACTTTAGGTGATGTCGTTGTTACTTCTTCTAAAGAAACACCAGGAATTACTGACACTTCTATCATTACGCCTACAGGCCCAATTTCTGACAGAGAAGTTATGGGTGCTATGAGGCCCACACCAATTGCTGGAACCTTAAGAGAAGTAAAAGTCACTGCGCCTAGAGAAACACCAGACATTACAGAAACGTCTATTGTTTCCCCAGACAGCTTGCCAGAAGTAACTGTTACAGGAGAAAAAGAAGAAGAGCCTATTGCAGAAGCACCTGTTGAAGAAGAACCTCCTGTAGAAGAAAAGGGTAAACCCTACAATCCTAATCTGTTTGTGTATGGCGGTACAAGACCATCTACCCTGTCGCAAACACTGGGAACATCTGTAGAGAATGTGCCTACTGCTGGCACAACTACAGGCACTTCTGTAGGATTAGGGGGTAGGGGTGAGATAGAGAGTAAGGAATCTGGCAAGAAGCGTAAAACTGTGTGGAACGAAGAATCTTTGCGTCTTAAAGATGCGTTAGGACTGTAAATGGCAACACTTAAAAACATGACCCGTGTCGGTGCAGATGTGCGCCAGATTGCTCGTTTGCTACAAGCAAAAGCACCTGAAAACCACATGCTTGCGTATATCACCCCTGAAGAAGCACAACTGCTGAAAGACAGAGGCGGTAGCGGTATGCCTGACCCAGAGACAGGTATTCCTTCTTTCCAAGAAGAATTCACGTATGACATGTATGGTGAGCAAGCAACAGCACAGCCGTATGTTCCGCAGTACGAAACAAACACCCCTGTTTTTAATTACGACCCTACTTCTTTGTTTACGTCAGGCCGACCTGCACAAACACAAGCACCCCAAGCTGCACCTGCTTTTGATACAACATCTTTCATGGCTGCTCCACAAGTTGCACCTCAACCTCTGCCAGAAATAAACATAGGCTCACTAGACAGAGCCGCTTTGTACGGTGCACAAGGTTACGGTGCTGGCTTGCCTCCTGTGGAAGACAGAAGCACCATTGCCCAGCCTTTCCAGCCTGAAAGTAAGACGCTAGGTCAGCGGTATGCTGATTTAGCAAAGAGTTTGGGAATTGAAAAAAGTGATTTGACACGTTTAGGAACAGCTGGTGTTTCAGCATTACTTGGTGAAAGAGCATCCAGAAAAGCAGCACAACAAGGTCAACGTGGCAGACAAGAAATGGAAGCTCTTGCCGCCCCTTACTTGCAAAAGGGTGCAGAGTTACAGCGTCAGGCACAGGCTGGTGAACTCACACCCGTTGCCAGACAGCAGTTACAGACCGCACAAGCACAGGCCGCACAAGCTGCTTCTGCCCGTGGTGGCGTAGGCGCACAACAGAGTGCCGCCAGGGTAGAGGCTATTCGTAATCAATTACTGCAACAGCAAAGTGATTACGGCATGAAGCTGACCAGTATTGGTGACCAGATTGCTCTTGGTGCTATCAGAACAGGTTTGCAAGCTGACCAGTATGCAAATCAACTGACCTCTAGCTACTTCAACAACATCATGCGTACGTTGGCAGGTACGCCTACAGTTACTCAAACAACACAGACAACAACAACTGGAGTCCAATGATGGCTACTTCTGCTCTCAATGACCTCACAAAAATGCCAGTTATGCCAAAGTTGCCTAAAACGGCAGCGTTGGTACAACCCAAACCTACACCAGAAGGGATGATTGGCCCTGCTGAAGTTGGCCCTGTGCTTAGTGAGCTGGGAAGTGCAGAATCAGAAGCCTCTCTTGCTGTTGGACAGCGTGATATTGATATTGAGCAAGCAAAGAGAGATGAAAAAGCTACAGAAGCAAGAATGAAGGCAGAGAACCTTGCCACTTTTTCAGAAGAAGTGAAGGCTATGCCAGAGAGAAAGACTTTGGAACAAGCTCGTCAAGAGATGTCTTCTATGGCTTTTGTGCCAACCAAAGACACTGCTACTGACTTAGCCGCCATGTTCTCCCTTATCAACATTGTTGGAATGCTTGTTGGTAAGAGTGATGCACAGCGGTCTATGTTTGCTATGAATGGCATGTTGGAAGGCTACCAAAAGGGTAGAGCAGACCTGTATAAAAGAGAGCAAATAGAGTTCGACAAGAACTTTAAAGCCATGCAAGCAAAGGTAGCCACGCTTGAGAAAGCGTTGACAGAGGCTATGGAAGTCAAGAAGTACGACAAGGAAAAGGGTGACTTGATGGTCACTATGGCCTTGGCAGAGGCTGAGTCTCAAGTTCTCAAAGCTATGCGTGACCGTCAGGGTGATGCTGCTGTTCTTGATAATGTCCGTAAAGCAAGAAAAGACGTAGATACCCTTGTTGGACTTAACAATACTCTTGCACAAAATGCCAATCAAAGAGCAGATGCCGCAGAACGTGAAAGACGAGCGGATGAAAGAGCAAGACTTGATAGGATTGCCGCAGATGCGAGAGCAAGGCTTGCTAGAGAGCAAGCATTAGCACTAGCAACCCTAAAAAGTGAAAAGGGCGGAAAAGCACCAGCAAAAGAAATTGTTGGTCAAAATCAACTTAGAAACAATTTAATACCAAAATTGCAAGAAGTTGTTCCTATCATGGATAGGTTGCATAAAGAAGGTAAATGGAACACATTGACTTCACTGCTTGCAATAGACCCAAGAGTTGCAGAAGCAGAATTTAAAAATGACGAAGAGGCATTAAAAGCTATTCGCACATTTGCTTACTTCCGCTCGAAAGAATTTGAAACCGCTGGTAAGGCACTTACAAGAAAAGAAGATGCGATTCTTGCGCCTATCTATAGAAGTGATTTTAGAGTTTATCAAGGTGCACGTGGAGCAATACTTGATGGTTTAAAAACCATGCAACAAGAACAAGCTGGTTTAGAAGGTATGTATCCATACATCAAAGAATACAATCAAATCTTACGTGGTGAGGTTCCACAAGATATAGACATAGACAAAGAACGTGAGCAAGCATATGAAGCAATACAACAAGGTGTAGATATAAATGCTGTGAAAAAAATGTTCAAGCAGGAAACAGGTGAAAGTCTTATTTACGGAGAGGACTAAGATATGGAAAATAAATATAAAACTTTAACTCCATCAACAGGTAGTACAACCTCACCTAATAAGTATATTAGTGCGACAACACAAACAGAAGTGCCGACCCCTGTTGATTTGACAGAAAAACCAAAACAACCACCAAAAGAAGAAAAATCTTTTTTGGGTGAAGCTCTTGATGTGGCTAAAGCAGGAGGTATTGGAACAACTCTTGGTGTTTTAAGTCCTGAAATCATGACTGGATTAGGATTGATACCAACCCCTGCATCACCGTTTTTGTTGGCTGGAGGACAAATAGCACGTGGTTTTAGAGCGGCTTCTGGTTTGACTGGAGGTTTATCTGCTGCTGGCGGTAGTGTTGCAGGTAAAGTCGTTCCTGAACCAGAAAAAGTAGCAATAGACATTCCAGGAATACAAGTAACTAGAAAACAACTTGCAGAAGTTGGAGGAGAAATTGTTGGCCCAGGAGCATTAAAAGGTACAGAACTTGTGTTGCGTGGAACTCCAATTGTAGGTAGTTCTATACGAGCATTAGAAAGATATGCGGGTGCTGGTAAAGATGGATATGCTGATGCTGCTGCAAGAGAATTGGCATTAATTGCCAAGCCAGGTTTACGAAATAGGTTTTTTGGCTCTGAAGTACCTGTAACTGAAATACAACCATATCGTCAAATCTACGATGCTTTGGCTGGGTTGGACAATGCAAAACGTAGAGAAGGTGAAGCGTTGTTAGAAGGTGCAAAAGGAAGAGCGCAAAGAATCACTGCACACTACAACGAACAAGCACGTAGAGTCCAAAGATTCAATATTGCTGAAGCGCAAAGGCTCAAGCAAGAAGGCCAACAGATGGCAGAAGGTGCTATCAAAGATGCTATAAGTCAAGTAGAGAAAAAATTTGGCATAGCACGAAGAGCAGAAGCTGCGGGACAAAAAGCGGCAGTGGCATCTGAACAAGCCGTTGCTGCCATAGGAAATACCAAACGTTCACGTACAGATATAGGTTTGTCACTACAAGAAAAAGTAAAAAATACAGATGACTTGCAAGTTAAAACAATGCAAGATGCATTTAACAATGACAAATCAGCAAGAGATGCTTTAGTTGCAAAGCAAGAAGAAGCAGGTATTTTTCCAGAAAACACTGCCAAGTTTAAAGAAACTCTTGCATTCCTAAATGACAAACTTGTAAAGGGCAGACAACCTGCTGAAAGAGTAAAAGTAGATGTCACTGAGCAGGGTGTAAAAAATGCATATGAACGTGTAAGAGAAGCAATGCTTAATAAGCGTGTGATGATGGAAGGCTCAGAAGCAGAAGTTGCACAACAAGTAGCAGACATACAGAGAGCTGGTGGACAAGTACAAAAAGGAACGAATCCAGCAACTGGAGAGCCAGCGTTTTACCGTGTTTACAAAACATCTTTTGAGGCCTTAGACCCTGTTAGAAGAAAGCTAGGTGAAGCATTTAATGGCAAGCCTGCAGAGGGATTTGAAGGTCTGCTTACAGAACAGGCAAAAGATTTGTATGGGCGCATTCGTTCAATACAAGTTGAATACGCTGGTGGTGTAGATGGCCCACAAGACATGTTGCTTAGAAATTATTCTGAAGGCAAAGACCTTTTAAATGCTTTGCGTATTCCTGCGGGAAGAAAAATTATTGGCACAGACAGATTAAATCCAGAGTATTTGACGCAAGACCCAGCAGACATACCTTCAACATTTTTCAAAAGTAAAAAATCTGTACAGGATTTGTTGCAGATAACGAAAGACCCAGCATTGGTTGAAGGTGCTGCTTCAGATTATTTGGCCCGAACTTTGGTAGGGAAAGACAGCAAGGCCATAACCAACTATCTCAAAGACAACAAAGAATGGATAGACCTATTCCCTAACTTGTCCAATAGAGTAAACAGTGCCATGTCTGCAATTTCAAGAGCAGAAAGCGTAGTTCCAAAAACAACAAAACTTGCTACATCATTGAGGACAGAAATTAAGAATTTGCCTATACAAGCAAAAGAACAAGAAGTTGGAATAAAAACTGCTGCCGCATCAGAGTCAGAGAAGAGATTGAAAGCAAGCATCGCCAAAGGCGAAAAGCTACGTGAGCAAGGTCAAAAATTAGCCGAGACTACAACAGGTCAAGATAAGGTAAAAGGAATTCTTGGTTCTGGTGACCCAACTGTAGAAATTGAAAAGCTAATTACATCTGGAGAAACGCAAAAGTTGAGAGAGGTTGCTCCTTTCATAAAATCTAACCCAGAACTTGCTAAGAGCTTTAACAGGGCATTAGACATAACCATTTCTCGAATGAACCCCAAAAATGTTGGTGATGATTTTGAGCGAATCCTTAAACCAGCCTTGCTAAATACTGGATTGATAACGCCTAAAAAAGCAGCAGAATTGACTCAAAGAATCAGAACTGTACAAATGACGCTAGAGCCAAGTGCCGCTGCCGAAACAATTCGTTACATCATCAGAACAGGAATTTCTGGTGAGGCTGGAACACAATTAACAGAATAGGAGTAACCATGCCACTCAAGCAAGGTAGTAGTCAGAAAACCATTTCTGCCAACATTCGCAGAGAGATGAAGGCGGGTAAACCGCAAAAGCAAGCTATTGCTATTGCACTCACGACAGCACGAAAAGTCAAAAGGAAGGACAGAAAATCATGAAAGACAACTACGGCAAGCAATCTATGGGTAAGTCCACACAAGCTGATATTGACCGCATGGCTCGCCAAGGTGGTGAGAATGAGGTTCGTGCTTCTGAGGACTACAACCGCATGATGATGAAAGAACAGGCAAAGCAAATGAAACGCTCTGCCCCCCGCAAGATGAAGCGATGAGTAGGAAAAAACCTGAGAAGGGTATAAACCCTGCGCTAGAGAAAGCTATCAACGAGTTGATGGCTGCTGTCATGCTTGACCCTACCGCCTCCATAACCGACAAGATGAAGGTTATAGACCGTGCTTTGAAGCTAGAAGCCTTGAAGATGAAGGATGCTGACGAGGGGTACGGTGCAGGGTTATTTGGTGACGATGACGAGGAGACATGATAATATGGTTATTCCATTATTAGAGAGGGAAAATCATGGAAGCAACCGCAATCATTCGCCTAGCGTTAGGGGTCATCTCAGACCGCTTAATTACCATTCTTGCTCTGCTCACCTCCTTTGGTCTGGGCTGTTGGGTTATGTGGGAACCAAAGTGGGAGAGGGTGACAACTCTTGCAATTTATGTAATATTCAGCTATCTGCTGGTGAGGATAAAGGAGAAAAAACATGGACATGATTCCGAAAGTCAAGACAACTAAGTTACAGGCTCAAGTTGGCACTGGTATCACACAGAACAAGATGTGTGTGCCTGGTGACTTCACCCCTGGCAAACTCCCCGCAGGTGGTTTCCAGTCCGTCTGGAACTTCAAAAACAACGTGCCTAACGATTACTTTACCCGTAAGGAATCGCCTACCTCTGGTGGTGGTGGAAAGGTTTACTGATGGCTAACAACATACCTTTTCAAGTACAAGGTAAAACAACCCGTATTAACGTAACCACTACGGCTAATACCGTATCTATTCTGTCTGACAGTCCGTGTAATCAGGTCAGGATACACAACGGTACAGCCGCAGATGTGTTTGTTCGTTTAGGAACTGCAAGCACAGAAGATGCGGTTATTCCTGTTGCGGGTACACCTGCTTACGGCTTTGTCATTCACAACAACGCAACCGTGATAATGACTACCCCCAAGCAATGTTCTAATGTTGCTGCCTTATATGTGTCTGCTATTGTTGCTTCTAGCACAGCAACTTTATATGTGACCCCAGGAGAGGGTCTGTAAATTGACCCGATAAGCATCCTCTTTGCTGCCAACGCCTGTGTAGCGGCAATCAAAGAAGGGTGCGAACTCTATAAGCAAGCAAAAACCTCCTTTATGGAGGTTAAGGCCACAGTTGATGAGGCTGTTGGCATTGCCAAAGAAGTACATGGTTTCTGGGGAAAGCTGGCGCAGATGTTTGCTGGTGACAGCAAGCCTACGCCTGTTGCCAAGCCTGTAGCCAAGAAGAAAGAGAAGTATGTTGCCGTTGACGAGACTAAGGTCATGTCAGATGTGGTGGCACAACTCACAGAGTTTTTCCGCTTACAAGAGCAACTTGCTACCCACATAAGACAAGAAGAAGAGAAGAGCCAGACAGTCTACGACCCTGATGCCAACCTGATGGAAGCCGCCCTCAAGAGGGTTATGGCTCAAGACCAAATGGCAGCACTGGAGGTAACTATCAGGGAAACGATGGTTTACCAATCTCCCCCTGAGATGGGAGCCTTGTATTCCAAAGTCTTTGACATGCGGAATGTCATACAGGAAGAGCAGGAAAAGGCTAGACTTAAGCAAGAGGCGCAAGCGAGGTACAAGGCATGGCAACGCAGGGAGGAAAAAAGAAACTTCCAGGCAAACCTAGCGTATCTTCTAGCGACTTTTACATTCCTCCTTTACCTGTGGCTGTTCCTCCTGTTCATAAATCGGCTGGAGAAGACGTAGTGGGATGGATAGCGGCATGTGTG